AGCAAGTGTAAACAGCAATCAGGATGTTAGAGATGATGAATCAAGAATATTCAACCTAATTGCTTGCCCTGGATATCCAGAACTAATTGGTGAATTGATTAGTCTAAATAATGACAGAGGCCTAACAGCGTTTGTTGTTGGTGATAGTCCTGCAAGATTGCAACCGACTACAACTGCAATTAGCAACTGGGCAACCAACGTTAACAGCGCCGTAGAGGATAACGACTCCGGACTAGTAAGCAGAGACGAATATCTAGGTGTTTACTATCCATGGGGCTTTAGTAGCGATAATGCAGGCAACAACATTGTTGTACCGCCAAGTCACATGGTATTGCGTGTTATTGCACTCAATGACCAAGTTGCATATCCATGGTTTGCTCCTGCTGGTACACGTCGCGGTGGTGTAACTAACGCAACTGCAACAGGTTACTTAAACAGTGAAGGTGAATTTATAAGCACTGCTCTTAACACTGGACAAAGAGACACATTGTACCAAAACAACGTTAACCCAATCACGTTCCTTAACGGTGCAGGTCTTGTAGTTTATGGTCAAAAGACTCGTGCAAGAAATGCAAGTGCTCTAGATAGAGTTAACGTAGCACGTCTTGTAATTTATCTACGCAGCCAATTAAAAACACTTGCAAAGCCTTATATATTTGAACCAAACGACAAAATTACACGCGATGAAATCAAACAGCAGGTAGAAAGTCTATTGGTTGAACTTGTAGGCTTAAGAGCACTTTACGACTATCTAGTTGTGTGTGATGAAACAAACAACACACCAAGTAGAATTGATAGAAACGAACTGTATGTAGATATTGCAATTGAACCAGTTAAGGCAATTGAATTTATTTATATTCCGCTACGTCTTAAGAACACAGGAGAAATTGCAGGTCTTTAAGATTATAGGGGGTTGAAAGATACCCCCTACAATTGATAAATACTTGTAATAAGGAGTTAATAATATATGGCAATCTCATCATTAACAAAACTAACTGTTCCACTAGCAACCAACGACAGCGCAAGCAGTCAAGGTTTGCTAATGCCAAAACTTCAATACCGCTTTCGTGTTACGCTTGAAAACTTTGGTGTCAGTACTCCAACAACTGAACTTACAAAGCAGGTTATGGATGTAACAAGACCAAACTTAACATTTGAAAACATGGAAGTTCATGTTTACAACTCAAAAGTAAACCTAGCAGGTAAGCATACTTGGAACCCACTAACACTTAACTTACGTGAAGATGTTAACAACAACGTTCAAAAACTTGTTGGTGAACAACTACAAAAGCAATTTGATTTCATGGAACAAGCAAGTGCTGCATCAGGTATTGACTACAAGTTCTTAACTCGTATCGAAATTCTAGATGGCGGCAACGGTGCATTTACACCTACTGTTCTTGAAACTTGGGAGTGCTATGGTTGCTACATTAGTGAAGCAAACTATAATACACTAAACTATGCAACAAGCGAACCAGTAACAATTGCATTAACTATGCAATACGACAACGCTGTACAAACTCCAACTGGCACTGGCCTAGGCACAACAGTCGGACGTAATGTAAGCACTGCCGCAACTGGCGCTGGCCGCTAATAACAAATAAAATGATTGCCATGAAAAGGAGGATATTATTCCTCCTTTTCTATTATCTATGCACTTAATCGAATAGATAAATACAGTATGTCGATATTCAACGGTTTTTTTGATAACTTTTTTAACTCTGTACAAAATCCTAAAGGCAACTTAGGAGACTACCAACATGCGGCAAGACTTTATGTTGACAACAACATGCGTCTTGCTCCAAAGTTTAAACATCTCTATCATGTTGTATTAAATATTAATCCTTATGCAATCAGTGATACGTTATATCCTTACCGAAGTGAAATTAACATTTTAGCAAGAAGTTCAGACTTGCCAAAATATCGTATGCAAACACAAACAGTTAACCAATACAACAGAAAAAAGATTATTCAAACCGGTGTGCAATATCAACCAGTAACTATAGAATTTCATGACGACAACGCAGGATTAACATCTTTACTCTGGGAAAGTTATTTTAGATATTACTACAATGACAGTAATTATACTAGAAGAGAAACCGACGGAACTCCGTCAACTACTGTTCCTGCATACTTAAAGGGTGTTAATGGTATAAATCCAATATATTGGAATACAGATTCACAGCGATATAGATTTGGCCTAGACAAACCAAACAAACGTTATACGTTCTTTAATAGCATACAAATTTATCAATTGCATCCAAGAAATGCAAGAGCATCCTATACTTGTTTTACACTGATTAATCCGTATATTGACAACTTTGAGCATGATGCAGTAAGTCAGGAAAATTCCGAATTTAGTATTAATAGATTGAGTGTTTCATACGAATCGGTACAATACTCAAGAGGTTATGTTGAAGTAGGAAATGTTCCACAAAATTTTGCTCAAGAACACTACGATAAAACACCTAGTCCTCTATCTACAATAGGCGGCGGCACCACAAGTATATTTGGTCGCGGCGGTGTTATTGCAGGATTAAACAATACCATAGACAGTTTTTCACAAGGCAACATACTTGCTGGAATTATTAACGGTGCAAACACACTCAACAATTATCAAAATTTATCTAAAGCAGGTGTCAAGCAAGAAGCAAGCGGAATACTTGAATCTGTATTAAGTAATTCAATAGGTAATTTATTGTTTCCTAAAAAACCTGCGTCAACAGCAGTTACCGAAACAAAACGAAAATCATTTTAAGAGATAGCAATGTCAAGTATTACAAATATACAAGAAAACAACGATAGTTCTAAAGCAACAAGATTGTTGTTCAATAGATATTTCTCAAGCGAAATTGCTTATTCCAGTAGTCAAGTTGATTCAGTGATTGGCTTTTTTAGAAAAAGAGGATTCGACGAATTAGCAGCAATTAGTGTATCTACTATATTATTACAACAGGCAAAGGCTGACGGAGTTAATGTTAATTCTTTATTAGATACTCTAGAAGGGTTTGACAAAGTTAAACTAAGCACTTTGGTTACTGCTATCTTAAATGCAAACAGATCTAAACTTAGCAAACTTGGTTACAAAGCAGAAGTTAACTACGACAAAGTAGAAGCAAGAAATATACTATACTAATGGCTAAGTGGGCGCAAGGAAAATACACTGTTAAGAATCCTGACAAATATGTTGGTAAAAGAAATCCAACATATCGCAGTAGTTGGGAATTTGCGTTTATGCAATTCTGTGATAACAATCCAAGCATTAACAAATGGGCAAGTGAAGCAATTAAGATTCCTTACAAAAATCCTTTTACTGGAAAAAATACAATTTATGTTCCAGACTTTTTTATTGCATATACTGATGCTGACGGTAAACAACAGGCTGAACTGATTGAAGTCAAACCGATGAACCAAACTAGTTTAGCAGAAGCCAAAAAAAATAAAACAAATCAAGCACACGCAATACTCAATTCTATTAAATGGGATGCTGCAAGATCCTGGTGCAGACAAAATGGCATTAACTTTAGAATTATAAATGAAAATGATCTATTCCACAACGGATCTAGACGATAAATAATAGTAGTACTTAATGGGATACTATTATGAAAAAATTAGAAGACTTACTTAACCTTCCTGAATCAAAAGAATTGATCAAAGAAGAAAAAGTTAAAGAAAAGAAATCAGACCCCGACGCTCTACGAGCACAAGACAAAGCCTTTAGGGAAATTGCTGAGTTTGATAAGATTGCGGCTGCACTTCCCGCAGTTGACGGCCTTGGACAAATGGCCGATATTGAACTAAACGAGGTGTCTGACAAAGCAATGCAAGCATATGAAGACCTAATGGATCTAGGTATGAATGTGGAAGCACGTTACAGCGGCAGAGTTTTTGAAGTTGCTAACTCTATGTTGCAAACCAGTTTAAATGCTAAGATTGCAAAACTAGATAAAAAACTTAAAATGGTTGAATTACAACTTAAAAAAGACAAGCAA